GAAATCTTCGTCCCAACTCTTCGGGGTTTATACCCCACTGAGTGGTTAAAAAGATTAGGTAAACGTAATAGTAAATTATACTGGGGAGAACTCCTAAGAATGAAATTTTATTAGTCCTCTACTGCTACTCCTTCTTATCCTCGAACACCATCGTCTTCTCCTAGAAGTTTACTTTCTGCTATATACTTAATAGGTTTTCACCCAGAATGTATACATTAGAAAGATCAATTTTTAGGTTATCTCAATGAGATAGGAGATGATGAGAAATATCGTTGGTTAAGATGGGGCTTCCGTACAGTTGACCGATACCATTATGGGTCGTCAATATACGTTGGATAGAACAGTTTAATTGGTAAACTAGGCTTCAAGGAAGAATCTGCGGGGAAACTGCGTGTATTCGCTATGTTAGATATTCTAACACAGTGGACTTTTAAACCATTACACGATCGAATTTTTGAAATACTAAAATAGATTCCTCAAGATGGGACTTTCCATCAGACTTTACCTCTTGATCTTTTGATCAAAAGATAGCCTGTAGGAACCCCACTTTGGTCTCTAGATTAGTCCTCAGCTACCGATAGAATACCTGCTTTGTTAGCTAAAGATTAGCTAAGTTCGCTTACTACTCCACAATTAGCAGAGTACTGGTATAATATCTTAACTGATAGATTATTCGAAGGGTCTTATAAAAAAGATGCAGTTTCTGTAAAATATGCTACTGGTCAACCTATGGGAGCTCTTACCTCATGGAGTCTAGGTTTAGCCTTGTTACACCATGCTCTAGTACAATTTTCTGCTATTAAAGCAAAAGTTATACATAGAAATCATTGGTTTCAAGACTATGCCTTATTAGGGGATGATATAGTTATTGCGAACAACGACGTAGCTAGAGAATACCAATTGGTATTAACTAGAATCGGCGTTGAATGTGGTATCCATAAATCCCTTATTTCTCCTAGAGGTTTAGCATAGGAATTTGCTAAACGATTTTATTATAAAG